TCTTGCGATGCGAAGGCCGAACGCGCACATCCTCAGACGAAAGCCACTCATAACAGGGCAACCCAAGATTCTCAGACCGCGCCCGTGAGATGGCCGTCGCAGTGCTGCCCACCTCCGTCCGCGCCAGCATCGCAATCCGGCTTGCCGTTATCTCAGGGATGCGCTCATAGATGCTCGCCGCTATCGTCTCCGCCCGCTCGCCCCGCATCTGGCGCGTGGCAATCTGAGATGCGATGTCTTGAGCGATGTTCTGGGGCATGGTGCGGATGAGCAAGGCATGACGCGCCACCATCCCACGCATAACAATCCCGACCGGCCCATCCATCTCCGTGCGTAGCAGGTCGAAGATGCGTTTGCCCTGCGTTGACTTCCCCGCGGCCTCACGCCAGCTTTGCGCGTTCTGCACGGCCAATGCCGTCACCATGCCTCTAGCGACGCGCTGTGCGGCCTCGGTGACCGCTACGCCGCCCTCATTGTTGAGGTACGCAAGAATGGAATCAAGGTCGGGGGCTTTTGGAAGACGCAACCATGACCGCATGAGGTTGTCGAGCGCATAGCGATATTGGTCTTCGATGCGGCGGGGACGATGGAAGTCAGGCATCTACCTGCCTCGCTTCCACCATGAATCCTTCGTGCCACCCTTGTCCGGCGTCTTCTTCTCAACCTCTACGCCGTTCTTGCCCTCCCCAAACTCCTCAGTCCCAGCGCGGGCCTCTTCCTGCTCGATCTCAAGTGGCACCTGAACCTCATCGTCCGCCGCTTCGATCATCTCGTCTGTGACGTTTGTACCCAGCCCCGTCTCCTGCGATGTGGTCTTGATTTCTCGTAGACTCGTCTGACGGCCAAGCAGTCCGGCGTTGTAGTAGCCGGTGATGGACTCGCTTTGCACCTTCGCCAGGTCTGCCTTCTCTTTCGAGTTCATCGTGCGGATCGGCGCAAAAGCATAGTCCAGATCGTCGGGAACCTCACCCCATGTTGACATGCAGATAATCGGGATGAGCTTGTCAAACAGCGGACGATCCTTCTGCCGACGTTCCTGGTCGCATGTGTCGTAGTAGTTTTGCAGGTCGCCTTCGTTCGACTGCCCAAGCCCGGTCTGCGTATCGCCGAACAGACGAGAGAATGGATACCCAGCGGCCCCACAGAGGGCCGTCATCTGCATCTTCATCACATCGGATAGTCCACCGAATGCGTACTGATGCGTGAATAGCTGCTCATTCTCGCCCAGCGCAAGCAGTCCGTTTGTAGAGATTGTCTCCGACACAGCCTGCATCCGTGCTGCATAATCGGCCATCTGCTGCTGCGTCAGGTTCAATCCAGACAGCATCTGGTTAAGCATGTCGTTCTGAAATACCATGACGTTAGCGCGAGAGATGAGGTCGGCAACCCCGGCCATGCCGAAGTCGTAGCGTTGCAACTCATCGAGGATGCACTCAATTTCGCTCATGCCCCAATACTGCTCAATCTGGCGCTCAAACAAAGGCAGGTCTCGCCCCACGAATCGCAAGCATCGGGAATGATGCACTTTCAGCGATTCGGATGCCTCTGTGTAAATCTGGTAGGAAACAGGCAAGCCATAATCCGACGGCCTGTTGCGGTCGGTGTTGAGGTCGGACGACGGAGACATGCCGCTCCATCGGTCAACCACGATCATGCCCTTATAACTGTCCGGCTGCACATTTTCGAGGATGAGTGGCTTCGATAGATCGTTGTCCCCGTCGATGATGACTACGCCCAGCGCACCACCGAATAGCCGACCCCACTTGCGCCCTTCAATGAACTTCTGTAGAGTGCAAGTCTCGGCAATAACCTTATTGAAATCTGATATATCCTCTGGAGTGACCTGCGTAAGAAGTGTGGGGAACGCCTTGTTTTGATCTTGCGGCTTCGTGTCCACCACGGCCCGGATGACCCAACTTCCGCGATACATAAACACTAACTTCTGGTAATCGAGCGAGAGGCGAAAGGGGATGTGCCGACCGGCATTGACGGCGGATGATGTGCCGAATCCGATGTTTGCAGCTTGGTTCGCATACATATCTTTGACCGCAGCCGCGTCATTCTTCGCCCACCGCGCCGATGCCGCCTTGCTTGCGATTGCAGATCGTGCCTGCTTGCTCAACGATTTCGCCCGCGCCACGCCGCCATTGCTCGCATTCGCCATGCTTACGAATATAACACGCAAGCATTCAGCCCAAGCAATAGCACTTGACAAGGGGGTACACAATCGAGTACGGTGGCTACATGAGCAAGCAATCGTTCGAGTCCGCAGTCCTTATGGTCGATTCACTCGCAGAGATTGATTTCGATTCGATTCCGTATGGCGTTCGCGTCCGGCCTTCGCATCCTCGCTATTTTGAGGCAATATGTGAGGCGGCAAACAACGCCCGTGATGTTGGGGTGCTGGTCAGCGTGATGCGTGAGGCTGATTTCTTCCTCACTTATCCGCTTCAATACGATCCTCCGTCTCCTAGCGTTGTGCCTTCGTATACATGGCGCAAGCGACTGTATCTGTTATTTCATGGAAGGTTCCGAGAGAGTGTGGGGCGATGAGAGATCCGCTCATTACCATCAACGGAAAGCCGCTATCAGATGCCCAGGCGATGACTGTGCGTGTGGCAATCGAGAACTTCGCAAGCGACCTAAACGATCCTGATTTCAACGTAGGCCCGATAGAGGTGCATTACAAGCAGCGCATCGCTGAAATCCGCATCGAGCTTTATCAATCGACTCGTTACGTTTGTGAGTTTTGCAAGATGCCAGTCGATTTTAGGGATATGCCTGACAGCGGACAATCAAGCAGGGTTTGGTTCCACGTCCATTCGACCCCAAACGGATCGTACTGTGACGACGGGAAGCATTATGTTTCGCCAAAATCCATCTCTATCCCAGCCGGTACTTCGGAATCACCTTCATAACGCCCATACGGAGCGCATCGCAGGTGTGGTCATGGTCTTTGATTGGCTGCTCTTCTCCGCGCTTCGCCGCCTTTTTATCCCAACTGTATTGCTCTAGCTCTTTTAGTGTCATAGGGCAGTTCTTGGCATGGATGCGGTACAGACCGATGTTGAGCGCAGCCGAGACGCGCCGGATGCCCTCTAGCACCTCATTCTCGCCGTTCTTGACCTGATACCCACGCTTCACCAGTTCGAGCTTGAATGAGGCCGCTGACGGGTCAACAATCACGATCAGGCCGCGCTTCTCTGACCCCACGAACGCATCGAAGTCGTCAGCATATTCCGCGTCCGTCTTCTGGCGCATCTCTTTCGCTGAATCCCAGTAGTATTCCCGATCCTGCCAGAGCGTCTTGCTATCGTCAAATATCTCAAGGAATACGCAAGGGTTTATCGTTCCATAATCCACTCCAATGTACCGCTGTACCCGCTGGTTCTCAAGCCCAATCGGCCGGCTGGTATCGTCGTACTTGCACTGCGGCCCCAGCACGTCACGGTAGATGGAAGACTCGGCCACAACCCACAGACCCAGAATGTACCGCTGGTAGAAAACTCCAGTGTACTGAATCTTCTGCGCTTCGATGTACTCCCGGCTCAGATTTGGGTTGTCATCCATCGTATAGTGCGCAGACCATAGCAGCCCCTCTCTGCGCAGTTTTTCGTTGTCTAGGTACTCGGTCTTGAGCCAGTGCATCGGAACGCCCGCATTCGTCGTGCCGAAGAACCTAGCACCGTCGGGCGACATGCGGGTCAAGAGCATCTGGAAGAACTCTTGAGGCATAAGCGTCACCTCATCTCCTACGGCCACTCCCACAGTCAACCCACGCACATACTTCTCGCTGCCCTCATCCTTTGCACCCATCACCAGCCATGAGGAATCAAAAAGGCGCAGCATCCCCGATTGGTGGTTGTAGCTGTAGTTCGATGGGCCGATCAAGTTGAACAGGTCGTTGAGGACGTTGTTGAATATGGTCTGTTTTGTGGCGCCGGTTAGCACTCTCCAACCGCTCACGTTATACCGGCAGGCTTGCAGTATCTTGGGGTGCAACGCCCACGTCTTCCCCGAACGGACTGACCCCTCTAAAATGTTGATGCGCCGATCCTGCTCTATCGGTCGATACGCGAAGCGTTTGAGGCGCGGGCCGTAGTTGAGAATCATACCCGCTCACCCGGCTTGCACTTGCCCTTGTGCCCTGCCGCCAGAGCACAGCGGTATTGCTCTCCGTCCTCAGCCCATTCCTTGTGAGGGCAAAGTGGCAGAGGTTCAGTGTCCTCAAGGAAGGCGGACGAAGTGGGCAACGGAAACCCCCCAGCGCATATCGCCCGCAGCGCGTCCATGCTGGACTTAGATGGTTCCGCAGGCCATCCGCTCGGAGACCGAACGCTTGAGAATGTCTCTACGATTGGAGCATCAGACACGGGAGTGACGCGCTCCAAATACTTCCAGCACGCCGCAGTGACCAGCGCAGCCGTTGACACGCCACCACTCGCAGCAGCAGTGTCTATCAGGCGTTT